CAACAACAAACCCAAAGACAGGTAATATTCTTCAAGTTGTTTCTGCAACCAAAACAGATACAGCCACAACAAGTAGTGATTCTTTTTCAAATATAAGTGGAATGTCAGTTACTATTACACCTTCTTCTTCTTCAAGTAAAATACTTTTAATAGGTTATGTTTGTATTTCTGTAACTGATTTTCAAAAACGCTGTTATTTAAAAATTACTGGAGGTAACGCTGCTAATTATATTGGCGATGCAGGGACAGGAGTAGAAGCTGCTAACGTAGCAGTACTGCGTGTAAATACAAACTATGGTCAATT